TACTTATGTTTATAAACGGAGAGATCAAGGAACACCTTGTGCAAGAAAACATGGCCCATTGCCTTCGCGGGAAGCGCGAAGCGGAGAGACAGTATAGTGAGTCAGTGTCTTATAAATGCTATAAGGGTGAGGCAGAGATAGAGTTGTATCAAGGAAGAAAATATATTAAAGCTTTAATATTAAAATGAAAGTGACTGCTGAAATTGTAAACGGAAAGTGTCCTACGTGTAATGAGTTTACTATGCTGGTGGGATTAACAAAAGAATTTTATAGATGCATGAATTGTGGTGCTGATTTGCAGCAACACATCAATGGTAAAATAAGTTATCTTCCTGCTGTTGTTGCACCTGAAGGTGCGACTCCATTTGTTAGAGAGTGGAGGGATGACGATGGCGAAAAAGTTTAAAGATTTTATAGCACACGAACCTACGCATCACAAAACATCGATTGGAAGGTTTCCCAGTCTTTGTAAAATGAACAAAAGAAAACGAAAAAATTTTAAAAAATATCGTGGCCAAGGACGTTAATGAAAACATTTACATTAATATTATATATTTGCTCTGCAGCAGCAAATACTTGTATCGAGCCCTACAAATGGCCTGATCTTTTTGACAGTTCTTATGAATGCATGTTGAGAGGATATGACGAGTCTTATAAAAAAATTGAACGGATGGGTCCTAAAAGTGTAAACGAATATAACGTTTACATTAAATTCGATTGTCTAGAAATGGACATAATTGTTCCAAAAAAGAAACCTGTAGTTGAATTAAACACATAACTGTCTGCTCGTCCCAAGAAAGGGACGAACAAACAAAAGGTGTGAGAAGAGACTTTTCTTTTATATTAAAAAAATAATACTTGCAATACCTGTTTTTTAGTATATATTCCCATAAGTGAGAACAATAATAACAAGAAAGGAATACAATGGCTGATCCAGCTAAATACAAATCACTCTCTGTTCCTCGCGATGACTGGGAACAATTAGGTGTGCTTGCAACAAAAACAAATAGAACCAGATCTAAGATGATTGGCAGATTGATTAGATTTTTTCTAGATAATAAAGGTGTAAAATCAAATGGGAAAAGTAATAAAAATAGCTAAACACGCGTGTATATGCCCGGTGTGTAATGGCAATGGCTATATAAGAGTTGCTACCGGGGACACTTCAAAAGATTTTAGAGACAACAGTAAAGTTACACAATGTGAACAATGTGACTCTGCTGGTGAATTAAAAATAGAGGAACCAACATTAGAATTTTTAGAATCATTTGGTTCAAAGAGACTACAATGACTAAGAATCCTGTAGCCAAACAACTCCGAACACCAAAATTTAGAAGTAAGAAAGTAGAATCCAAAAAGAAATACAACAGAAAGAAAAAAGAAATCGTAGGTTATTATATGGACTACGATGGTAGAGAAAAAATATTATATAAGGATGATTGATGATACCAGAAACAGACAGGGCGTATATCGCCGGCCTATTCGACGGCGAGGGTTCGATACATTTCAAGCGTGGACCGGAAAAGAAGAAGAAGCACCAAGGAAAAACCGGTTACAGAATCTCAAACAGCTTAAGATTAAGTATGGAAATAACCATGACAGATAAATCAGTATTAACTTGGCTGCATCAAACGTTAGGTGTTGGCACGTTAAATAAAAAACCACGAAAAGGTAAACGTGTGGATGGTACACCTTATCTTATGCAATGGAGATGGAGAGCTACGTTTAGAGATGCATACCATGTTTGTTGTTTAATATGGCCTTGGTCACATACAAAATTACCTAAGATACAACAAGTTATAGAACATTATTGTAATGAAAAACTTATGGAGGGTAAGGTTGTAAGTTTAAATGATTATAAAAAGATTATGAGTTTAGAATGAGTTTTTTTCACGGATTAGGTATGTTTATATTTAGTATGAGTGCATTGATCTTTGGATCTATTGTTGCTTATTTTATTATCAACCAAGTTATGAAGGAGAAAAAAGAACCTACAAGGTTCGATGATTTAGAATAATTATGGGAGGTAGATCTTTAGGATATAATATTAAATACATAACTCGTCCAGGTTATAGCACTAAAAAACCTTATTACGAAATATCACCAGGAGTGTGGGTCCCGCGAGGAGAGGTGCCTGAAGTTTTAGAATACAGAAGAAGAACTCGTCATTTAAAAAATGAACAACAAAATAAATATATGAATACAGAAAATGGATATATGCGCGCTATGTTTGGCTCATCTAGAAAACATGCTAGATATAAAAATTTGTCTTTTGAATTTACATGGGAGGAATGGTGGCAGCATTGGTTGAACCAGAAAAAAAAATGGGGATTGGTATGTCCTTACACAAGAGTTACAATGACAATGATTAAAGGACTTAAAAAAAAGACAAGAACAAATGTGTCAGCTGATCGTATTAATGTAAAACATGGATACACTCCTGTTAATACAATTTTTTGCACGTGGGATGCTAATGATAAAAAAGGAGCAATTAGTATTGATATGTGTCAAGCCATATTAGATTTATATGATGAATCTATTGAAGAAAATTTTGTTAATAAATATAAATTAAAAAAGATGGGATATAAAGAGTGAAAAAAAATAATAGTTATAAATACCCCAAGACTCAACGGGAGAAGATAGAGGGTAAACGACACTATGTTTTTGATAAAGAAAAACTACCGAGTGTAACTACGATATTGGATGCCACTCAATCAGCCGAGAAGCGCGAAGCGTTAGCGGCGTGGCGAGCTTCGAAGGGAGAGGATGAAGCGACGCGGATCGTGGATGAATCTGCAGCTAGAGGCACAGCTATGCACAAGATTCTTGAAATGTATATTTTAGAACAGGGTTATCTTGATCAAACAAATGTTGGTAAACAAGCTCACAACATGTCATTAAGAGTTATTGAACAAGGCCTTTGTAATGTTACAGAATATTACGGAACAGAATGTACTTTGTATTATCCTGGTTTATACGCAGGTCAAACAGATTTAGTAGGTGTTCATAAAGGAGCTGATGCCATAATAGACTTCAAGCAAACTAACAAACCAAAAAAGAGAGAGTGGATTGATGATTATTTTTTACAGCTGTCTGCGTATGCGATGGCCCATAATATATTATTCAATACTCAAATAACTAAAGGTGTAATTATGATGTGTAGTAAAGATAATTATTACCAAGAGTTTGTGGTTGAAGGGTTGGAATTCCAGAAATATAAACATAACTTTTTAAGGAGGGTAGATGAGTATTATAGACATCGAGATGAGAAGACTGGATAATATAAACAAAGCATACCAAAATACCAGTGGCGAAGTAAAAGAGATGTGGAGAAAAAAATGGTATGAGTTAGTAAAACATATTGGGAGGAAAATACATGAGAGTGAGAGACTTACAGCAAATACTCGAAAAATTCACTGATGGTGAGAAGGGTACAAATATATCTGACTGTCCAATTTATATCGAAACTAAAGACGGTTATATGGAAGAAGTTAGATTTATAGCATTGGAAAAAAATAAACTTATTGGTTCACCGGAACCAGCACGAATAATTTTAAAACATGAAAACCTACAAAGATTTAGGTCACATACATACGAAGGTCCAAAAAAGAATTATGGTATTTAACGAATACTTCTACGAAGTATATACTTGCAAGCGAGGGTGTCTGCCGGGAGACTGGGAGGCACCTTGTATAATATAGAATTGGTCAAGTATCCTGACGTATTTTTAAGATTTGTAAGTAAAGACGTGTCTTTTCCACTAAATGATAAGACTCAAAGACTTATTAAATGGATGACAAGAGCAATGTATCAAAATCATGGCATAGGTTTAGCAGCCATACAGGTAGGTTATCAATTGAGAATGTTTGTTATGGACTGCAGCAGGAGCCGTGAAAACTCAAAAGTTTATATAAATCCAGAAATTGTAGAGAAATCTATTGAAACATTGCGTGATGTAGAGGGTTGTTTATCCGCCCCAGGAAAACAAGGAGATGTAAAAAGACACATTAGAATTATTCTAAAGTACAAAGATGAAAATGGAAAGGAGGAGAAAAAAACATTTTACGATCTAGAGGCCAGATGTGTTCAACATGAGATGGATCACTTAGATGGTAAATTGTGTATAGATTATGAAAAAGGTAACTATAGTAGGGAAAAACATAACTCCCAAACAATGGTCGAATCTGATTTTGGAGTTAAATCTGATTCGTAAACAATGGAAACCCTTTGCTACATTTGAAATACAGGGCTCTGGGGTTAAAAAAATAGTAAAAAATGGCACAACTGTGGCGAAATACATATGATTGTGCCGGCGTATAGGGAAATATTTGAGCAAATTTTTTTTTCAGTGATAAGAAAAAACTCATGGCACAGTTGGCACAGGCTAAAATTGATCTATTATCGTTGGTATTACTGGCTAAATAGTGTGCCAAGGGTGTTGGCACAGCATGGCACAGTTCTCTACTCGGCGCGCGCGACCTTTTTTAGTTTTTTGAAAACTTTTTTGCCCAAAAATTCCACTATACAGTATATAGATAGATATGAGACGTCCTAAAAAATCAAAATATAAATCTGTTGTTATCAACAAGAAAAGATATTACTATTACAAAATTACGTGGATTGATCCGACGGGCGATTCGGGCCATGCGACAGCCCATGATTCGTTAGGTTTGGTTCCTTCCACAATGATAACTCATGCGTATGTCTTTCATAAAAACAAACACAATGTCTGGACGTTTGCTAGTTATGAAGAAAATGATGAGTTATTTTCTGACAGAAATGTATTTCCGTTGGGATGTGTAATTAAAATGGAGAAAATAAGTGAGCGATAAAAAATTTAGATACGACGGTAGATCAAGAATTGTAAACGATTTGTACAAAGAAAACTTTAATAGAATCTTTAATCCTACATTGACAAAGAATATGCCCAATGTAAAATGGGATCAACTTCCACCAAGGAAGGGACCTAACTCACAAGGAGTAGATTATGGAAATAATAAAAAAAATAATACTAAAAGCTCACGAGCTGTATTGCAAAGCAAACGAAGTGACTAATCGGATTCAGGGTTTGACTCTGGTTCTGATTCTTCTTGTTCTGCTTTTGGGGTAACATCCTTTATATCTTCGTCATACATACTATCTAGTTTAGCTTGAAGCTCTTCTGGAGACAGGGATTCTATGTCTACATTTGCGTTGACATTAACTCTCTTATCAATGTACAAACCACCTACTTTACCTCTGGCAATCTCCATATTACCTGCAGCAGAGTATGCTTTGTTTTTTCTAGCTTCATCTCTAATTTTAGATAGTTCCATTAAATGTTTTTGAAAATTAACTCCGTACTTTTCTTTGGCTTCTTCTCTTAATTCATTTATAAAAGCTGCTACCAATGGATATATTTTTGGATTTTTTAATTCTGATGCTGCTTGTCTTGGTCTTGTTTTATATCCTGACTCAAATGCACACTCAGCCGGACTTTTACGACCTGCTTCGTATACTAATAGCGTAGCAAATTTCTTTTGATTCTCAGTTAATGTAGGTTTTTTAGACATGATTGACTTTTATATTATGTACGATTATAAGTCAATAAACGTACGATTTACCCGGACGATTTACGTACGATGTACGATGAAACCAGAGTCAAAATTTTGGAAGTTAGTTAAGAAAAATACACCTAAAATTCAGTGGACAAGACTGGAATCTTGGGCATCCTTTGGTGTGCCAGATCTATTGGGATACAATGATTCTTGTGGTTTTTTTATGGTTGAGCTCAAGGTAATAAATGGTAACAAATTACACTTCTCACCACATCAAAAGTTGTTTCACTTAACTCGTACAAAACGTAATTTTATCTTAGTACAGCAGCCTTCCCTTAACCTTGTAAAACTTTACAAGAGCAGCTCGATCCCCGGTCTGCTTGTAGACCACCGCGAAACACCTTCCCTCGCAATCAACGATTGGGAGCACATTCAACGTTGCTTGCTCGCTTCCTCGTCTGACGCTTGATCGCTATCAGCTTGCTCGCTCGCTCGCTCGTTGGCTTGCTCGCTCGCTCGCTTGTTCTCCTTCTCCATCTGCTTGCGGATCCGCTCGAGCTCCTTGTAATATTTTGGGTGATGCCACATTAGAACCATTCTAAACTAGTGGGCTAGATATGCAACGTTCTTAACCTTTTTATCCCAACACGCCCGGCAGCTCTTGCACTCGTTGCCCTGCTTTGGTGCTGGACATGTTGCTTTTTTTGGATCGGTCACCACGGTGCTGGTGTAATTCCAGCCGCCCGCGGCTTCCTGATCAACCATCGGCATAGAAAAGATTAATTTTAAATTTGCCGGCGCCCTGTCCTGATACTTAGCCGTCCACGCTTCACGCGTCGGCAGCCAGTGATTGACATCCGGGGAGCGTTTAGCAACTTCAAAAATTTTTGCTAAGTGTTTCAAGTCCTGGACATCCCCGGAATCATGCCATCTAAAAAATTTTGTTTTTTTACTGTTGATCTGCATTGCCATCGCTCGAACCCATAAAGGATGTCTAATCGCTTTGAGTCTTTTATATTGCGCATCCTGCACAACTTTAAAAACATAGCAGCCTTTTAATGCATAACAGCCGTAACACGTCGAGCCCTTCACCTTTTGAAGCTTGCCGCCGGTCTTGCATTCTTTAGCTGGTAAACCATAAGCGTGGCCCGGCATCTTAGAAGGCTTGCTCAA